AAGTAACCTGGTAACCACTCCAGTGATTTAACAAATTGTTTATTAACATTCAATCATAAATATCATGCTATTCAAAACCCACCAAGCTAACTTAAAGCAAATCAAACAACACATTACCCAAATTGGTGCCGTGTATTTTCACGGTGATGGTAATATGTACCCAGCCGATGAGGAGGATGGTAAACTGAACTCGGAAAACAACGTTAAGTTTTCTAACCCTAAACAGGATGAGTCCAAATACCGCGTGTTGTTTACCCGCGTTGATCAGGTACCTGATACCGTTGATGAACTTAACGATATGCTGATCGCTGCCAAAAACAAAGAAACGCTTGCCGAGCGCGCCGTTGTTAGCAAAACCGGTGTACGTACTTTAAGGGCTAACACCGATGACGTGTTAACCGACTTGCGCAAAGATGCTGCAGGTAAAACCGATGACACCGGCGGTAATAAAGGTGGCAAAGGTCGCGGCGGTAAAGGCAATAAGGCTGATGCTGCAGGTAAAACCGATGACACCGGCAACCCTGGTGGTGATACCGATGCCGAACACGCCGAGCAAGGCAACGTTTAATAACCGTTTTTAATTTTTAACCGCTCATGAAGCATATTATAGAAATTGATGTTATCAATGATGCCGTCGGAATACCGCAAAGTGCCGACGGCATCATGGGCATTTTCGCCAAGGCCATAGCCGTTGGCAGCACCTTTGCCCTTGATACGCCATACCTTTTAACAAAGCTGGCAGACCTGGCCACGCTGGGTATTAATGCCGCTTATGATCTCACCAATGGTTTGGCAGTATATCAGCAAGTGAGCGAATATTACGGCACCGCCGGTGATGGTGCTTTGCTTTGGTTATTCGGCGTAAACACCGCAACCGCATACGCTACGTATGTGGCCGGTTCAACGTTTGATACTTTGGTGAGGTTTACCGCCCAGGCCGATCCGCTTAACCAGGTTAAAATGATTGGCCTTTGCTATGAGGTGCCTAATGCTGGTCAAACATCTGCAGATTTCCCGGTTGATGTAACCAATACAATCACCGCATTGCAGATCAAACAGCAACTTTTATTTAACCAGGGTTACCAGTTTAGCGCGATCATTGACGGTTACAAAATGAGTTCAACCGTTACCCCGTCGACACTTGGAACAATGGCCACTAAAGCGGCTTTCTCGGTTTCAATGTGTATCACCGGTAATCTACCTAATGGCGTTAGCGCCATTGGTATGGCGCTTGGCCGCTTTGCACGTATAAGCGTGGGTCATGGTTTCGGTGCGGTTGAGGACGGCCCGATTGCCGCCACCAACCCATACCTTACCAATGCGGTAACCGTTCAGCCAACCGGAAACCTGGTTGTTGGTAAAGTATACACCGTGTATGGTGGCGATATTACTTACAACTCTGCAACCGTTACTAAAGGCAGCACATTTACAGCCGTTACCGGCCAGTTGACTTATACCACCGCTGCCAATGGTTATGTGGTAACCAACGCCACCACCGTGGCCAGTTTAGCACCAAGCGACATCGATGCGCTGGGTACTAAGCAATTTTTGTTCATGCGTTACTGGCAAAAGAAAAGCGGTTTTTACTGGAACGACGGCGCAACCTGTACGGATCCAACGCTGCAGCTTTCAACCCAAGAGTACAACCGCGTGGCCAACAAAATGAGTTCGGACGCGTTGAGTTTCTTTATCAATGAAATGGGTAAAAACCTGCCATTGAACCGCGCAACCGGTAACGTTGATCAGGGTTATTTGAATGCTAAACAGCAACAATTTTACACCCAGTACATCAATCCGCTAACCGTGGCATCTGGTACCGGCGATATTACCGATGGTAGTATCATACTAACCGGGCCTAACTTCAATAGCACCAAAACAATTAACTTTACGCTCAACATTGAGCCAACCCCAATATTGGGCAATGTTGCCGGCGTTATTCAATTCGTTTCAACTCTTTAACTATGGCAAACTTAAATAAGTTAGTTATTACGGCCGCCGACTATAAAGTGATACTTATAGTACCCACCGCGAATGGATCGGTAACATTTACCGTGCTTACCCTGGCAAACATCGGTTGGGATATTAAGCGTGACAGCGAGTTGATATATGCGGTGGGTGATACTGGTGCTATCGCCAACAAAAGCAATGGCGTGGCTTATACCGGCAAACTTAACATGCAAGCCGGCGAAATGGGTGCAATACTGGCGCTTTGCGGTTTCACCGAAACCACCGAGATACAAGGCGCAACCCTGGGCATCACCTCGCTTACCGGCGGTATCTCGCGCACATTCGACGGCCTCAACTTCAATAGTGAGAACCTTGATATTAAGGCCAAGGATAAAGAAAGCTTGATATCCACCGACTGGACGGCCTTAACCGTTGTTTAACATTCATAACCATTAACATGCAACCAACATTCGAGCAAGAAATCACCTTTATGTCGAAAGACATGGATCCCGATACCAAACAATGGATCGAGACACCGGTAACTAAAACAGCCACCTTTAAAGAACTATCGCGCACCGATAAAACCCAACATAAGTTACATTTTATGTTGATGAGCATTATTGAAAGCGATGAGGAGTCGGGCGACAAATTGCATATCGATAGCGATAAGCTTTACGACATTACCACTAAGTTTATCAAAACTCTTTTGGTGATCAATGAAAACTTTACCGAGCAAAACAAGGGCGAGTTTTTGAGTGACTCCGGTGCGTTACTTAGCTTTGGACTTAAAATACTTGGTGATAAAATCACCCCTTTTTTTGTGAAGTTGATGACGAAATAAAGCTAATCAACCAAAGCCATGAGGCTGCATTGGATAGATTAATTGCCCGTGACCCGATCTTATACAATAAGATTTTGTTTCGGGCATTTTTGCATTATAGCAAAAAAGAGGTTGATAGGATGACCATTCAGGAGTACATTGATGGAGTGGTTATGTTAAAAGATGTGCTTGAGAAAATACACGCACCATTTATGAACGGAGGATAAATTATGGCTTATGGGTTCAGTATAAATGCCGATGGAAATGCGATTAATGTCGTTAAGCAGGTCGAGGATGAATTGGCTAAACTTGGTGTTGAGGCAAAAATAAATGTCGAAAAGGCCGAGAGCGCAATGAGTGGTTTTCAAAGCCATGTTAAAGGCATATTCGGCGAACTCAAAGGTATCATCGCCGGTGGCTTGCTGGCCGGTGGTATTTGGGGTGGCATGGCCTTTATTGAGCAAAGCAAGGAGGCTTACGATAACCTCGAAAAATCCGTTGTACGTGTCAACACCGTACTCGCCTCAACTAAGGGCGCTGCAGGATTGAGCGGTGAAGCCATTGAATCCCAGGCCAAGGCGCTGGGCAAAAGCATCGTTAACGGGCGCGCCGAGATCATGGATGCGCAAGGTATGCTTTTATCGTTCACCCAAATAAAGGGGCCGGTATTTGGCGCGGCAACTAAAGCCGTGGCCGACTTTGCTACGTTCTATAAAACCGACATGACCAGCGCCGCCCTATCCATAGGCAAGGCGCTCAACGACCCGCTCAAGGGTATGACCAAACTCCAGCGCCAAGGTGTGACGTTTACCGATGAGCAAAAAAAGCAAGTTAAATTATACCTGGAACAAGGTAAACTTGCGGCAGCCCAGGGCGTTATCCTTAAAGAATTACAAACCGAGTTTGGTGGACAGGCGGCGGCGTTCGCCAATACCGATGAGGGTAAAATTGCGATGGCCAAAAAGCAATGGGGTGAGATAAAATTAACTATCGGCGAAATAGTAAGTAAGCTTACCGTTGCGCTTATACCTGCTTTCACTGCTATGGTTAACGTGATCAAACAGATTTATACCTGGTTAACCGGTACGAGTACCAGCGCCGAAATATTTAAAGATGTTATTTTGGTGGTGGGTGCTGCTTTGCTGGTTTATGAGGGTTATGTTTTCGCCATCGCTGCAGCAACCAAAATTTGGACGGCCGTACAATGGGCGCTCGATGCCGCGTTAAACGCCAATCCTATCGGGCTAATAGTTGCCGGCGTTATTGCGCTCATCACCGTTATCGTAATTCTTTGGGATAAGTGTAAAACATTTCGAGAGATAGTCGGCGGCGTATTCGGGTATATCAAAGAATATGTAATGACCCTGGTGCATGTTTTCATGAACCTGGGCAAGATCATCGCCGACGTGTTCACCGGGCATTTTAGCCAGGCGCTTACTGATGGTAAAAAAATGATCATGGACTTTGGCCATGATATTGGGCCAGGTATGGTAAAGGCCATTCAAAAGGGTGCGGATGATGCCGGCAATAGTACGTTTAAGTTTGGTAACTTACTTAAATTTGGAACAGGTCAAGAGGGGCCGAGTAAAGAATTAAAGGGTGGCCCTGGCGGTGCGGGTTCGGGCATTAAAGATAATGCCATTAACACCTCAAACCTATCGGGCGCTAAAGGTGGTTTAGGTGAGGCCAAGATCATAAAAATGGATTTTCATGCCCCGCTGGTTGCTGTTAACTTGAGCGACTCCAGCAATATTAAAAACGCCGCCGGTGATGCCGCCGAGTTTTTATTGCGCACATTAAATAACGTGGCTTACAGCCAATCACAAACAATGTAACATGGCAAATATTCAAATTGTAAACGATGAAATCATATATTATAATGGCCATGAGTTACCGCGTGATAAAGTAACTCCGAAAAAACAGGGCGTTGACGAAACCAATTTGCCCAGCCTGGTTATATTGAGCGCCGGGCTACAGGACGTTACGTTACCACCCGATACCGCTATTTACCTGGACGGAAAAAAAACGATCGCCACATCAAAAATTTTGGATGGCGTTACGGTTTACGAGCGCATCATGAGGGATCCGTACTCTATCGAGTTCGAGATGGTGATCAGGCAAAAAAATGATCTGAACCAATATGTGTTTGGCCAAGATGACCTCGATAACCTTTGGACAAATATTTGGTTACAGGACACCGTTGTCAATGTTCAAAACACCTTACTCAACCGTTTGGGTATTTTCGAGGTGGTTGTTGAAACTATCACGCCAACTACCGTGCGTGGAACAACCAACATACCGGTTAGGCTCAAGTGTTACGAAAACGTACCAGGTACATCTATAATCATCAACTAATGTTTTTTAACGCCCATGTATCGGTAATCATAGGTGATAAGGAACTCAAAACCGTATCATCGATCCATGCGTCCAACGATAGCGAAAACCTGGGCGCTAAGTGCGATGTTATGGTACCGCTCAATTGCCGTATCGAGTACGTGAATGGCAACCACGAATTTTTAACAGATCAAACCAAAAACCTTTTCGTGGTTGGCGATGCCATCACCATTACCGCCTGGTATGATGGTTACGACCCGGTAACTGTTTTCAAAGGTTTCATTTATGATTTTGAGTATGGTACACCCACAAAAATTATGTGTACCGATTATATTTATTTCTTTAACCTGGG